AACTTCGCTGAAGTATTAGGCCCCTATGTTGGGCAAAGCGAAAAAGGTTTCCAAGCAAAAATCGACGAAGCTGTAAGATCACGACCTTCTGCTCTCATAATCGACGAGGCTGACACGTTGCTCATGCAAAGAGAAGTCATAATACAAAGAATAGGTGTTTCGTCTGCAGACCTTAACATTAAGTCGATGCTACTCGATACAATGTCCAAGATGAGGGAAAGTGATGTACTATTTATTGCAATAACCAATATTTCGCCTTCTCTCATTGACAGTGCGTTGAAAAGAGAAGGGAGGTTCGGTGAACCAGTCTACGTTCCAGTGCCTACCAAAGATGCTATAGAAATACTCATAGAGAGGAAGTTCCCGCAATTCCTTGATAGACGGGAAGAATTAGCCTCAAAACTTGCCTCATCAATGCAGAACTTCGCCAACATAGTGTCCTATCTGAAAAGGTTACAATACGGTATAGACAGACTGCCTGAGGAATCACTTCGCGGTTACAGGATAATTTACGTTAAGAAACCTTATACGGATAGGAGGCTTGAGAGGTTCTTCTCATCACTTGACTATCCTGAGCTCTACTTCGTGAAGGCTAACCCAGACCTCGGAATACCTGTACTTGCTGCCTATTTCGTCTCTGTTGGTAAGGGAAACGTAGTCGTTTATAACGCGAAGGGGCTGGATGAGGCGATAAAGGTGGCTGAAACGTATAACGCTGTGCTCATTGTAGATGAGAGGAGCGGGATACCGATAAAAGAGCTGTTTCGTGTTGCTAATGTCCCGATTGTTGTGGTAGGAGAGAACGTGTTAGGAAAGGAAGTTTTCCACGTGGACGAGTATAACGAAGACATGATCAACATCATCTTCAGTGCATACAACATTAGAGCAACACCGAGGAGGTATACTCTAAGTGACTTGGAAAGAATTATTTATCACTGTAAAGGAGGTGATGAGAACTGCATAAAGAAGTTGAGAGAGTAGCTGTATTTCTAGGGGCTTTAATGTTCGTCAACGGTATATTCTCCTTAGAAGTAGCTTCTTCTATAATATACCTATTTTATATATTAGGTATAGTGTTTACTTTCCTCTATTTAGTAAAAGATGACAAAAGGTTTGCCGATTTAATCGTGTTTTTTACATTTGTTGCTGCATTTACTGCAGTCTCGGTATATAGGCTTCCTTCGCAAACCGATGAGGAAAGTCTAATATTATACGCGGCATATCTCTTTAGGCATGGGGTTAATCCCTATACAACGAACCTCATTAACGCTTATAGGATGTTTCCAGTAGCTGAACCCGTGGTCACGGCTACACTCTCCCCCACCTATTACGTTAATGTGTTGGGTTACCCTGCGTTATATTTCGAGATAGCCTCAGTCGTATACCCTCAGATCGCTACACTCGTCACGACGTCCTTGCTTTACCTCTTTCTGAGGTGGAAGGGTAAGGAGAAGTTATTCTTCATCGTCATGTTGATTGAAGGGAGCTACTCGGCTTTTACAGGTGGGGCGTTTGACATAATATCCTTAGCTATCGCAATCGTGGCACTCACGACAAAAGGTTGGGCTAGGACGACACTTATGGCGCTGAGCGGTGACATTAAACAATATACGTTACTTTACTTGTCGTTTATATGGAAGGATTGTCTTAGTGAGAAATACCCCCACGCCCTCACTGCTAAAGAACTGGCAAAGAACATCATCATACCGATAGCCGTTTTCCTAATCCCCAATTTACCCTTTATCTCGTTAGAGTGGGCTTTCGACGTATTAGGTCCTCTCACGCAACCCATAGCGAACCAAGGTATTTCTGTCAGCCTGTTGACCATGGTAGGCGTACCTATACCGCACATCGCATATACTGTTGCCTTCCTAACGCTCTACATCGCGTTGTTGTTGATGTACAAACCTAACACTAAGTGGAAGTGGATCCTCCCGGCTTTTATCTGGCTCGTGAGCTGGAGGGATTTGAACTATTTCTTATTTTACGTAACAGTATGGGTGAGTAGTTATGAACTGGACATTTAGGGGAGTACCCCCTAGTGGGGGGTACCCCCACACCCCCACTGCTATTATATTTTTGGTTAGTATCATCGTGCTTGAAATACTTACAATCTCTTTATTGTTGAAACCGACGTTACCGCTGTCAGTTTACATCGTGAAAGTCTACGATGTCGGCGATGTAGGATACTGGGACGTAGTGTGCTTAAACGTTACCAATCACGGAAACTCTCCGGTTTACCCTATTTTCCTCCTTTACATGCTCGGTAGTGAGAAGAGGTGGGTCGTTTCAAGTCAGATCATGGCTTACGCACCTTACAATAGTCCACTGACTGTTATCCCGCCTCACTCATGGCGTCTGATCAATATCTCTGCGCCATCACCCCTTTACTTCATACCGCCTTTTACTAGGATCTTCGTCCAGGTCTACTCAGGGTATGATTTTGTAAACTCCCCAGTTTACGTAACACCTAACATAACTAGGCCTCTTATCATCAACCCAGACTTTTCCGTACTGTATTACAGCGGGAAGTATAACGAGGCATTACCGTGGGGTTGGTATATCGAGCTCACTCCGGGAACCAAACTTTCCTATAATAACGGTATCGTCGTGAATGGTACTGTGATACTTTACCAGCCAGTTTTCGGAAACGTGACCGTGATCGGATATAATATTTCCTACATAGTTTCCGATAACGTCTTGTACATTTACGTTCACAACGGTTATGTGAGAGGTGTAGTACTTGGGTCGTGAGATGTGCGAGAAATTCGTGAACGATATTATCAGAAAAGCAAAGAGCAAAGTATATTATTTTAGTGACAAGAAGAACGGGTTTTACAGCTACTACGGTGTCCAAGCAAGAAAGTTGAAGTACTTTATCGAGGATGATGAGGAGATAGTGGAAATATGTGAAAAGAAGTATAACACGTTGGAGATGTGCGTGTCGAAGTTGCTAAACTATTGCGCAGAAAGAGAGAACTACCCACCGGCGATTTACATCTATGGTAGAATATTTTTTAATTTACCAGTAAACATAGATGAGTTAAAGAGGCTGATGCAAAGTGTTAGGCAATGAGTTGATTATTACGCTTTCGATTGACTTCATAGCACTGGCACTCCAACTCTATCTCTTCAACAAGGACACCCCGATTTACCTTGACGCTGTTATTACAATTTTTCTGACGATCTTTAATTTCGCTTCATACCTAAATAGCATAATATATGTAGCTGGTGAGAACGAAACAAAGATAAACAACTCGACAATTATAATAACGCCTGTTTACAAGCCCGATCCCTTTGCCCCCCTTTTCATGATAGGGTTTGTCATAACGATAGTATCGGCTTTTCTGTTAATAATAAAAATATTCACAAAAAAAGGGAGTTCGTTTGAATTATTCTCTTAACGTTTTTTCTAAAACAGTACCGCATTCTGTAATATCTAAATGTCTTTGCAGGAAGAACACGTTTTTAAACTGTTGACCACATATGGGACATTTTTTCTCCTTGACAGACTCTAACAAATCAATATTCTTCTTCTCAGCAGTTAAGATTAACCACCGCATTCCGAGTAGTTTCTTATACCTAGAAACTGCGTAAAGTTCCTTCATTATGTAATGAATTCATAATCTCGATTTAAAACTTTTATTATTAGGGGGAAACCCCCTAAAACCCCCAATGCTAGATTTTTATTATTACACGGAAACGTATATCTATGGATGTTATTGATATAATTATAGCGTATAACCCCCTGTTTTCTCCGGAGAAAGAGAACGTAATTATGGTGCCTTTAGACTACGTCAATCAGGTAAGAGAGCTTGCAAAATCATATAACGCAAGAATTCAGATTTTTCAAAAGAGGAGAAGTAAATATGCCTATATAAGGTGGTATTACCCAACAAACGGTGAGGAAGATGAGTGACGAAAAACAACAGCAACAAACTGGAGTGAGGGGGACAAGCGCAAAAACCGTAGTAGTAAAAGTAAACCCCCTCACCTTTGACGAGAACCACGGACTCGTAAAACTGGTCAAACAGCCCTTATCAAAGATAAACCTCCTTGAAGAGTTGAAAGATGACGACGTAATTAACAACATCAATAAGCTCAAACAATTCGAGTCCGCTGTCATTGCTGCATTACTTGAGGATTTACAGCAAGAAGTACGTTACATCACTGTCCCCTCGCTTATACTTCCTCTGTTCAAAAATTCCGTGAGAAACGTCATCAGAAATATGATAGTTATTCAGGACGCAGTTTATACACAAATCATGAACAAAATAAGTAAAGATACCGATGATAGCGAGAAGTTGACTGAGGATCTAAAGCTCTTACAGCACTATGTTGATATAGTAAACAGTTTCTATCTTGCAGTTGATAATATAAGCATTATGATAGTAAATCTCTTAAACACGAACTTACCTGCTGATAAGGCACCGCGTTTGATAAACGAGATATTGACAGGGTACGATATATGGAAACAGCACTGATAATAGCTGCAGGCGCAGGGATAACAGCAGCCGCTTTACTTTTGAGAAAAAAGAAAAAGAAACCCGTGTACACCGAAAGAAATGTAGTATGGTGGATCGATAAACACATTTCCCCGAAGATGCTTAACTCTACAAAACCTAAAGTTATCGACAAGGTGTACGGACAATACGCATACCTTACTTCACCTATTCACAACGTCAATCTAAAAATGGACAAGTTGATGAAGAGAACGAAAACTTCAAAACTCGATGACGACTTCCTGAACAAACTTTCCTATGCATTTATCGCGAAACAGTTCATTGGCAGACCGTTCCTTTTCTTCGGTCTCGTAAGAAATAAATATTTACCCTTGAAAAAAGTCAAAAGGAAAACGATACTACCAGAGTCAGACACCACGTTTTTGGAGACAAGCCATATCGATATTGAAGTGGACATATCAAAACCCCTCTTGATCCCCCCCATGTACTTCTTCGTAAAAGTCACAGATAACTTAAGCTATTTTATTCTTCTTCTGAATAGAAACGCGGTGAGATTGTTTGAGTCTACAACAGCAACAACAACACAGACGTAGTTACGTCGAAGAGATACTGATACAGTTACTGACCGCAAAGCTCAGCGGTGAGCGTAATGACGACCAAATATGGGACTTCCTGAAGGGAGAGTTACTTGACCTCCATCTGAGGTATGGTAAAGACGTTGATGACAAATTTGTCAAATACGTAACCAAGGCACTCGAAATACTGCTCTCCGACTTTAACGATTATACAATCCCGCTCTTTAACGTTTGGAATGCTAAGGAGAAATTGATAAGCGCGCTCAAGGAGAGTAAATCATTGATGAATAAAATAAAAAGTAAATACATAAGGATAGATGAACAGGAGAGAGAAGTGTTGAACATTGTAAATAATTCGTTGATAAGTTCTGCAAAAAGTGTGTTAAAGGATTACAAAGTGATTTGGGATGAATCGGTGTAAGCTACCCCGCCCTCACGGACGGGGCTTTGGGGTTTCCAGTGGTCTTCACGACGCACCTTCATCTCCCCTTCGGGGTGTTTACGTACCCCCGACCCGTACCTCTCATTAAGGCACGGGCTATGTTAATAGATGCGTTCAGGTCACGGTTGTACTTGAGACCGCACTTAGGACAGTGATATTCCCTTCCTTCAACGTGGGTAACATATCCACACCTGTGGCATGTTTTTGACGTATTCTTAGGGTCTATGTATACCACCTTGATTCCTTGTATCTTAGCCTTGTACTCCACCATCTTCTGTAGCTTCCTGAAGGGTAAGGAGTGAAACCTCCTATTGAGTTTCTTACCCTTCTTGAAGTTCTCTCTAATACCTGTGAGCTTCTCCATCACTATCACAGGAGAAGGGAACTGTTTAGCGTATTCCACAATCTTCTTGGAGATAACGTGAAGCTCATGGTTTGCGATCCTTCTCTCTTTACCTCTCAGCCTCTTAATCACGTTCAACCTTTTCTTTTCCTGTAGTTTCTTCCTGATATTGAAGTACTTGTGCCTGACTTCCTTGATTTTCGACCCTTTGAAGAAGGTACCCTTTGTCGGTTTACCGTTAACTAGTGCTATTACTGTAGCGAAGTTCTTTTCACCCAAATCTATTCCTATAGGTGTTTTCGGCTCATAATTCTTGAAGGGCTTTTCGAGAGTGAAATAAACGTACCATTCTCCATCTCTCTTTACGAGTTCAACTTGTTGCAAATACCATTCACTGTTATCAGAGAGGGCGTCATCTATCATCTGTCTTTGTCTTTCTCCAAATTGTACTGGATACCATACACCATCACCGTCCAGCTGAAGATATAACCAATAAGGTGTTAATTTAGTGTCCCTCCTCACGAGCTTGAAAGCACGGTAGTTCACTCGTATGGATACTTTATGAATGTGAAACTCTCTTCCCTCATTAGCCTTAACCAGTTCTACTGCTTTATCCCTAGCAGTCTGTGTGAGAGTGGAGGATAGACCGAACCTTCTTCTCGCCTCCTTGTACGCTTTCTGTTGGAGAAGTTTCTTATCCTTAATCTTAAAGGAAGCGAAGAATTTCACAGCTTTTAGGTACTTCTCCAGAACGACGTTCAGTTTGTGTCTCTTCTCTTTGTTAGGGTTCAGAATCTTCCCCTGTACTGCTACTTTAACTTCTGCTTTCAGGGAACATCCCCAATCTTTTTTTTATTTTAATTCATATTTATACTTAGCTCCCCGTCCTAACGGACTGGATCTCAGGTGTGAAAAGATGAATCTCAAAATGCTTAAGGCGTATATGTCTGCATATGATAATCCATTAAATGTAATGTTCAGAACGGCATTAAACAGGTTCCCTTTTACAGCGAAATTAAGGAATGGATTGGAAGTAGAAATAAAGTCGAAAAGGCACGCCTATTTCTTTACAACGTTACGTGACCTTGACATCATTTTTGTCACTGATAGATTTATACTATTTAGGTACATGGACAGGGTGCTAAAGTTCTATTTCGATATAAATGATTTTGTGGCTTTCGGGGAAATCTTCAGAGAGGGTATATACGACGTTGATGTAAAAGGAAGGACAGTAGTTGATGTCGGTGCGGGAATAGGAGATTCGCCAATTTATTTTGCGTTAAACGGTGCAAAGAAAGTCTATGCGTTTGATGTCAACACGACTTACTTAGAAAAGAACATAGGAGAAAATAATCTAAAAGACGTTATTGAGCCAATTAGTTGCGAGTGTGGACTTTCAAATAATTTAGATGTTATAACACTCAAATATAATATTCCTTCTGGATCTGTACTTAAAGTCGATTGCGAAGGGTGTGAATATGGTTTCTTTAGTACTGCTTCACTGATTAATAGATATCATACGATTATCGTAGAATATCATAACGGCGTTCAACATCTTGCAGATCTACTTAGAGGGTTTAACGTTACGATTAAAGGAAACAAGAAGAAGATCGGCTTAATATATGCCAGGCGATCAACATGAAGTATGATCCACGAATAGCTCAATTACGTTTTTTCGCATCTTTTTCCGTCGCTTTATATCATTTATGGACTCTTCAGTTAATCCCTCTTGCGTTTTTTCGCCCTGGTTGGTTGGGTGTGCCTCTCTTCTTCGAGTTATCGATTTTTCTCCTTATGAGCAGACTCGATGAAAACCCCTCACTCTCTCGTTATTTCAAGAGAAGAGTGAAGAGGATATGGCCACTTTATTTCCTTGCTGTCATCGTAGTATTCTTAGTCGACAGATACATGTTCAACCTGAGAGTGACATATTACGATTTGATACTCCATTTTGCATTCGTTTCCTATGTTCTTACACCGTTTTCCTTCCAATATCTCTTCTGGTCTCTTCAGCTGGAAGAATGGATGTATCTTATCATACCAATGTTACACAAGCTTCCCGATAAATGGAAGTTTCGTATCGCAACATTTCTAATCATTACAACGTTAATATATAGTGCGTTTATAGTTCTTCTCCCCTACAATGAGTTTCACTTACTTTACTTCATGCCCCCCTTTTGGTTAGGGGCGTACGGGTGGGGGATAATCGTTTACCTTTTGAAGAAGAAGGGCTATAGAGCGAACAATATACATTATATTATATTAGGATTACTGCTTGTACTATACATAGCATTAAATACACGTGACGAGATAACTTATGAGTTCTTCACGCGATTCCTGATTTACAACTTGGCGTTACCCGTTTTTGCCCTTCTTATCTTAAATCCGCCTAAGGTACTTAGTCGTGTAACGGTCTTCCTTGGAGAGGTGAGTTACGGAGTTTATCTGTGGACTTTACTCTTTCAGGAACTTTCTGGAGCAAGTGGAATACTTTACGGCATCCTAACTGCAATTGCTACGGAGTTTCCGCTGAGAAGAAAGGAAATAACAAAAAGGGTAATAGAAGTGTAGCTTAGTTGGAGATTTCCCCAACACTATTGTGCATGTTTACAATTATTAAAGCATCTTGTTGCTTATGTGCAGCGAAATGATTATTAAGATGAATTCTTGCTTGCGTGCAAAATATAACTTATTGATCTTATTTGTTGCTTATGTGCAGGTCGTCAATTATTGACGTTTCTCCTTGCTTATGTGCAATAGGGGTACCCAATGCTAGATAATAATTTCCGGCTTTTTATTTTTTAGCTCTCTTTTCTAACTATTTCTTATGGGTATATTGGAGGCTTATAAAACGATAAAGGACATAAAATACAGAGTTTCGAGTAATAATAAACCACTCCAAATAGTCGAGGCAAAAGAAAACCACGTTATGATATGTAAGGGAGATACATGCTTTGAGTTCTTTAAACCTGAAAAGCAGGGTAGAAACTACGTAGTACCGATTATAAAATGGCGTGGGAACGGTAATGAGTTCAAAAGTATGGAAAAGAAGTACATAGCGCTGAGCGACTTAAATTATTACACGAACTCGACTTCCTTCAGAGACTTCGCTGACAAGATGAAAAAAATTAAAGAAGTTGAGGAGGATCAAGCTAGATTATTAAAGTTATTCGACTACTTGTATCAAATGTTTATCTGAACAAGAGGGCGAAGAGCCTTACAGACGGGGAGCCATCAGGCACCGTATGTCTGTTGTCTCCAGTACCAATAATACGTTAACGAGATTACAACTATACCTAGAGCAATGAGTACGGCAACTGCGTACTGATTTGAAAGAACTGTCAAGATGTAACTATAAACCACATAGAGGTCTTGATAAATGGCTAAAGTCCATGAAACTTGAGGAGAAGGTGCAGAAGAGACCATATCTTTAACAGGGTCAAGTACAAACAATATGCCTTGCAATATTGTGGAGAAGATGAAAATCGCAAATAAGGCTATAACTATTATGGATACGATTGATATTTGTTCCTGTTGTGCCATAAAAAAGAATCCATAAATACACTAATAAATAAAAACGCGTTCTCCTTCTTTCAATTCGTGTAAATATCTCCTAGCTTTTTCCCTTGCTAATTCGTCAGCTGTTATCTTCTCGAGGAACGCTAGTCTGGCCTTCGCTAAGTCGTCATCCATCTTAATGACGTTACACTCATGATCGTAAGTATAACCCCTCCTCAGGTCCCTCATTATCATGTCAGGGATTTCCCAGTCGTGAGTGACTAAAATACCTTCCCTTCTATAGTAACAACTCCTTCTTCCCTTATAGATGTTCATAAGAAGAAATAGGAGGAAAAATTAAAAAATAAAATTTAGCTTAGAACGTGTCTGTGGACTTCATCAAGTATCTTATAACGAATATTAGGGCAACTATTATTAG